TAGCGAATTGAAGCCACGCGTTCTGTTCCTGACGACGAAATTGCATTGGTGGTCGACGGTTGGGTTGATGTGGTTGTTGAACCCTCTGTGGTCTACCCACATGAACTGGTCGATTGATTTGTAAATTGGCTATGTCTGGACCAATTGGTGTTGTATCGTCATCTAGTTCAATTTCATCGAAATCAATGTCGCCCACTGGTTCGAGCTCACGAGACAAGTACACTTCATACGCGGCTTTGTATCCACCCTCATATACTTTCATCTCGTAAACGAGACGATGTGGTGTGATACGAGGATTACGCCACGCAATGTAATTTGCCTCATTAACTCGCTTGATGGGGTTGAAGCGATAGAGTTCAAGATGTCCGAACTGAGGGTCGTAGTCTGACACTGGTCTGGCATGTCCTGCTGCACGTTCTGCAACAGCAGTGTCATCTTTAACGAGAATGAGAAGATCACGACGCCTGTCAATGCAATCGGGTGTTTGCAAATGTTCTGTGGAGTTAATCCCAGATATATTTGTGCAAACAATAATGTAGCGAGAGACAAACTTACGTCCTTTCTCTTCCAGCCCCGCCATATTGAGACTGTAGCTTGCGCTTGACTTCATGTTGACAAACTCCTTGATATCATTGCCATCATTGCTTGAAGCGAAGTCATCATAAATGAAGACATCTTGACCGGCGTAACCACTACAGTACTGATCTGTAGCGTTGCGAGTGTAAACACTCAATTTCCGTCCTTCAAGTTTTGACAAGCATTGAACGATGTAACTTGCGAAGTGTGATTTACCAACACCTGGCTCTCCGTAGAGCCAAAGGCAAACTGGTTCTTGTCTAACAGTGCTTGTTGCTTTGAGTAAGTCGTAACGCTTCTTCACATCTACATATTTCTTTTGAAGTGTGATGTAGAGTGTTGTCATCTGTGCGATGTTTTCTTTGCACAGAGCGAAGGAGTCATAGATGTCACAAATACTCTTGAAAGTCTCCTGTATGTCATTCCATTCTGATGGGTCGTCAAGAATTCGAATTTGTTGTTGCTCGATTTTGAGATCAAAAGCATCAACTTGCGAAGTGCAAACTCGAATCTGTTCGACAAAGGCTTCCTTCATGTGTAATGATTCTCGGTCGAAGGTCATCTTCATAGCAGTTGACACTGAACTGTGAACATCATCCATGCTTGAAAAGATGGTCTGTGAGTCTTTGCAACCTTTAGCAATGGTACTGATGACTTTAGTAACCTTAGCTCCACTTTTTGTCATCCCGAGAGATTGAAGTCCAATGAAGAGAAGGGGAGCAACGATCTTGATGATTGGAGCAATCTTCTCAGAACCAGCTGGCAACTTCTCTCCGATAGATGAAAAGAAACTCTCAAGGATACTATCGTTAGCTTGATCTTCAAGTACCTCAGTTTTGTCTTTCTTCAACTTCAAGTCCTTGAATTCTGCAACGCATCCAGATAAGCCATCAATTCCTTCGATGACTAAGGCTGCAACAGTTTGAATAGAACAAGTTGCTGACTGCCAGTAAAGTCCATGAGCTTCAAAGAAGCCAATCATAATACCGAGTCGTTCGATATGGTTTTCTGTCCTCATCATTTGATTAATCATGTTGAGGAAAGTGATTGGTTTAATAAAGTTTGTGATCCTTTCCACTTTTGTGAAAATCGTGGTGTGTGTACCGGCAAATAGATTGTCAAAACCAACTCCAATTGGTTTGCGTTCGATCGTATTTGTGTCTTCATCAAAGTAACGAACATTTCGAGTGACCTTCTCATAATTAGTATCGATACCTCTAATGAAAGGTACTCGATTCGTAGGATGATGTTTCTGAAAGAGAACGCCATCACATGGAACTTCTCGTTCCACATGTTCAGGTGCTTCTGGGTCTTCAG